CCATGCAGGCCATGACGGAACTGTACAAGACGTTCCGTGATGATGAAGCAATCAAAGAACAGACGGAAACCGCAGCAAAATTAGCTGTAGTCATGGGAGACACGGCACCACTTGCCGCAAAAGTTTTGTCTTCGGCAGTCCAGAATTTAGGAGACAATAGTCGTCCCGTAATCGACCAAATGAAGGAGTTTGGCGACGAGATAGCCGTTCTTCAGGCGCGCTTCCCGATGGGCAGCGGTGGCCTGATGCGCATGTCAATGGCGCTTCGGATGCTTGGCACAGCGGCGCAGGTCAACAATGTTGCGCAGAAAACCATGCTTGCACTGATGGCCGAGGGTAACAGAATCAACCTCGGAGGCCCGCGCGGTTCAGGCCCCATCCTCGCCGGAATCGTCAACTCGCTGCTCAAGATGAAAGATGGTCGCTACGAAATGGAGAAGTATGGACTCCAGGTCGTAAAGACAACTGATGGGCACGTCAACCTTATCAAGACTCTTGAGAAGATGAGCGAGTTGTCTGACAAGCAGAAGCGCGCACTTGAGTCTTCCATGGGGAGTCAGGGTGCCAACGTCTCTTTGCTTATCAAGCACATGGACGATTTGAAAGAGGCGTACAACGAAATAGACCACGCAAGTGGGCAGTTAGATCAGGATGCGAAAGACCGCGCTGCTACCTTTGATGCGCACATGCAAGAAATGAAAAGCGCATGGCAGGAGTTCAAGGAATCTATCGGGACTCGTATTCTTCCTGATCTGACTACCGACATTAACCAGATGACGGAAATTATAAACAAGATGAACGAGTTTTCCGATAAGCATCCGACTGCGGCGAAAGTTGTCGGAAGGGGTTTGGAGGTTGGAGTAGGAGCGGGAATGTTGGCGGCGGCGGTAAAGGTAGGTCCGATGATATGGAAAGGACTTGGCGGTGCCGCTGCTTATGGCTGGGTACGCAGTTTGTTCCCGGCTGCAGCAAAGACTCTAACGGCGCGAGAAGCTATGTATGGGGGAGGCAGAGCCGCTGAAGCGGCGGGGATCTCAAGGTTTCTTCCGATTATTGGAGAGGCGGTGACCGGTGGGATGTTGGGGTGGCAGGCCGGTCACTGGTTGCAGAGGCATGACCCCATTGGATTTGAAGCCTATCAAGGGATGCAAGAGAAAACATCCGTATTGGAAGGTTGGAAAGGGCCTATCGCAGTTCCCGTACAAGGTAATTATGGATGGGGTACTGAGGCATTCGGATCGCCGCGATTGGCGAATCCGTTCGCTAATACCACACCATTTTCCACATTGGGGGCTGCGGGGACTGTAAACAACAACCCGAACATTAACATTTACCCTCCAAACCAGCAGATGGACCCAACTGCGATGGGAGATATGGTTGAGCGGGCGATTGAGCAGTATAACCAGCAAAATGCCCGGAAGCAATTGGGGGGAGGCCGCTAATGTTCGCATCTTTCGGTCCAATCTCATTTCAGCCTCTTGCCAGCCCGACCAAGCTGGAGGTGGAGAAGAAGTATCACTACGAAGCCATCAACGTAATCGGTGCGCCTCCTGTGTTGCAGTGGATCTACGACAATCTTCGCCACGTTGAAATTTCGATCTACCTTCACAACTTCTGGTGCAAGCCGCAGAAGGCCATCGACGCCCTGACACAGCTTGCCGACTTCCATGTTCCGCAGCAGTTCGTCTTTGGCAACAAGAACATCCTCGGGACATTCGTCATCTCGAACTACCGGATCAAACAGCGGTGGATGGCGGACGACGGCTCTGTAATCGCTGCGGAGATGGATCTAGAGCTAACCGAGTACGTAGCACCGTCTACGCTCCAAAGCAACACCATGACGGTCGGGACCATCGGCAACTCGACAATCAACACCAATCCTCCAGGGCTCACCACCTCACAGAGCGCAGCGGCCGGCTCGACGCTTGTCGTGAGTCCTGCCACGGCTTCCCCCTCAGGAATACCGGCACAGACGCCGTATACGAATGTCCCGTTGAGCACGATTGCGAGGGCTGCCTAGATGCCGAATGTCGTCATTCCTAACGGCGGTTTGGGAGTCCTGACGCCGGGACTCATCAGCCAGTACGTGAATCCGTCCGCGCCGTCCTCGGGAATCATTTATGTGTCCAAAGGGGAACGCTGGGACGCGATTGCGTATAAGATGTATGGCGACAGCACGCAGATTGAGCCTCTGATCCAGAACAACCCCGGAATTCCGATTGGCGACTATGTGGCGCAGGGGGTTCAGGTATTTGTGCCTTTGATAACACCAGCAACCAGCACGACCAGCAGCACGCCGTGGGGTTGATAAATGGCAAAGTTGCACAAGATCGCAGAGGATTACTACGGGTTCTTTTGCCCCGGGTGCCTTAACACGCACGCCGTTTCAGTGAATGGGCGCCGAAACTCATGCAATGCAACTTGGGGATGGAACGGAAGTGTGGATAGTCCCACCTTTACGCCATCAATCAACTGCGTGGGATACTGCCATTCGTTCGTTACCGACGGGAAGATTCAGTTTCTCGGTGACAGCACGCATAAACTGGCCGGGCAGACGGTCGAGATACCTGATTGGGACGCGGAGCAGGAAGATTGAGCGCATCCGTACAAATCCCGGCGTGGCAGATCATGTACGGCGGAACCCAAGTCGCCGGCAACCTGCTCACCCATTCCCAGCACATCCACTACGACGAAGCTGTGGGTGGCAAGGCCAACGTGCTGGAGATTCAAGTCGAGGATTCGGCGCGCGCGTGGGCGAACAGCCCTCCAGTCATCGGGACCGCACTCAGCTTGTCAATCGGTTATCAAGGCCAATCTCTCGTGTCCTGTGGGAACTTCGAAGTGGATGAGTGGGAAGCAGAGGGACCGCCAGACACGTTCCTGATCCGGGCAATCCAGGCCGGGGTGACTCATGCCATCAGGACCTCATATTCGCAGCCCTATGAAGGCCAGACTCTTACATCGATAGCTAAGAGCATCGCCGCGAAGTATGGGATGAGCGTGTCAATTGACGCGGTGAATCCCGATGTTCCTTATCAGCATATAACCCAACGCCTAGAGAGTGACCTTGCATTTCTGCATAGGCTTGCCAACGGGCAAAATTACGAGTTCACCATCCGCGGCGATCAACTCGTCTTCTACAGCCGCCCGAAGTTGGATGCGAAGAAAATCACGGACCTCAAAGACAAGAATGCGCAGTACATCTACAAGACCGACAACACGCGATTCAGGATTCACCAGCAGCACCACGGTGACAAGACATACAAGAAAGCCGTGGTGATGTACTTTGACCCGCACTCGAAGAAGTTGCTCCAAGCAACGGCCAACGCGGCCACTACAACGGCTCAGAGCACTGACTTGAGTCTTCAGGACACTCTACTAGTCCGAGAGCGGATAGAGAACGCACAGCAGGCCACTCTACGCGCACAAGCTCATCTCCACGCGGCGAATATGCACGTCCTGAAGGGGGAGGTTATCATTCCAGGGTCGATGGTCTACCGGGCCGGCAATCCGGTCATGCTGAGCGGCTTTGGCACCGCGCTCGATTCGATAAAATGGATCATCAACGAGGGCAAGCATAGGGTGGACCGGAACGGCTACAAGACTTCATTGGAACTCAGGACCACGATAACCGGAGCGGCCACACAGTCCGCCTCGGACGACTACGGAGAATAGATGCCAGACTTAGTACGCGGACCATACACGGAGCAGTTCCACCCGCCTTACAGGACGGGCATCGTCGCGCAGATCGAGTCTGTGCCGCCATACCGAGTGCGCGTGCAGTTCCCCGATCAAGGGAATGTGCTCTCATGGTGGTTGCCGGTCCAGGTCATGAAGACGATGAACGACAAAGACTTCTGGCAGCCAGACCTCGGCGAGCAGGTATCCGTGGTCATGGACGAGTGGGACGAAAACGGTATCGTGACTGGCGGAGTCCCGTCAACGGTGGACTCGGCGCCAGCAGGACTCACACCTGCCGATCGCTATACGCAATTCGCCGATGGGACGATCATTCACTACAACACGTCAAACCACCAGCTTGTAGTAACGCTCGGAGCCGGGGGCCAGATGGCTATAAGCCAACCATCGGGAGGAAAAATTGAACTGGATTCAAGCGGCAATGTTTTGGTTACGGCTGCAAATAGCATTTCGTTTACCAACGGCGGTGCGGCGGTGGATGCTTTAGCGCTGGTGAGTAAACTGGTGATAGCGTTCAACGCGCATGTACATCCGTCCAATGGTGCGCCACCAACTGTGCCTTGGACGGCAAGCATGATTGAAAGTGTCCTGACGAAGGTGTCAAACTAAATGGCAACGACTTTCCCATATGCGACCCTCACCAATATCCAGTCATCGAGCTGGGAGCTGATGCTTGACTCGACGGCGGGAGGCGGACCAGGATCAGGACTCGGAAAAGTCTGTCAAGCCCTCGGCGACGTTCACCAGACCTTGCAGATCATCTTCAGTACCATCCCCGGCGAAGATCCTTTCCGCCCGACCTTCGGATGCGACTTGACACAGTTCCTTGACCGCCCGCTCACCGCAGCAATACCGGCCATCATCGGTGCCGTTTCTGCGGCCATTGCCGATTGGGAACCGCGCATCACCCTTGAGAGTGTCGATGTGGTCGCCAGCACAACCAACATCGGGCAGTTGGCCGTATCGATCACTTGGCAGCCCAATCTTGGATTGATAAACCAGGCGAACAGCGTTCTTGGAAACCTAACGCAGACGACGGTTATTAAAGTCGGAGGAGTGTCCTGATATGCCGGTGATCGTTCCCGCGAACTCGTTCCCGCCGGCCACCGGCACCCCTCAGACGGTCCCTGTAGACCTGCCTACACCATCGTTTGTCAATGACGCGGATGGACTCGACCCGACCAGCGTCCTGAACAGCATGGTGACCGCCTTCGAGACTGCGACCCGCAGAACCCTCTACCCGGCCCAGGTCGAGCAGTTGCTTATCAACCTCTACGCCTACCGAGAGATTCTGGACAGGAACGCGATTCAGTATTGCGGCCTTCAGAACTTGCTCGCGTTCGCCGCATACCCGATGCTGGACTACCTTGGCGAGTATCTGGACTGCACTAGGCTCCCCGCGCAGCCTGCTACGACGACCGAACAGTTCGCGCTCACTGCGGCGCAACTCACGCCAACGACGATCCCCGCTGGTACGCAGATCGGGACTCAAGACGGTCTCAACATCTTCTCCACGGTCGCTGATCTTGTGATTGCCGCCGGACAGACGGTGGGCACGGTGGGAGTCCAATGCACCACGGCGGGCCTCAGCGGTAACGGCTACATTGCAGGGCAGGTGAGCGTCCTGTTGGGTTCATTCCCGCTCGTGGCCAGCGTCACAAACATTGCCACAACGGCCAATGGAAGCAACGGAGAGCCAGCCGGAACAACCGATGGAGACAACCACTACCGCGCGCGCATCCAAGCGGCGCCGAACAATCTCACTACAGCGGGGCCGTCGGGCCAGTACCGATCACTGGCGCTTGACGTGAGTTCGGCCATCGTCGATGTGCAAGTCCCGACGCAGCCGACAACGCCGGGCACGGTGCAGGTCTACGTCCTGACAGGACCAGTAACGCAGCCGTCCACATCCCCAAACAGTGCGGGTATCGCCTCCGGTACTCTGCTTTCAGCCGTTCAATCAGCCCTCAGTGCGCAGACGGTGCGCCCACTTTGCGACACGGTGCTCGTTTCCGCTGTGACGGAAGTTGACTACACGGTTACCGGCGCGATCACGCTTTACGCAAACGTGAACTACGCAACCATCGCTGCGGGTATCACTGCGGCTGCTCAGAATCTTGCTCTGACACTCGCTGCAAACATTGAACAGGATATAGTCCTGAGTCAGTGGCAATCGGCTCTGAGCGTCTTGGGCGTCTACGACATGCAACTGACACTGGCTGCGAACATCGGCGGCACACCACTCACTCCAACTTCGGATGGCAGTTTCTTGCTCACAGCGGGACAATGGGCGAACTGCATAGGCATCAACCTCACAATCGTTATGGGCACAAAAAACCAGCCAACAAGCTAGTCTACAAGGAGACTTCCGCATGAAACGAATTGCGCTCTTTCTTTTCCTGATCTTGTCAACTATCACATGCTTTGCTCAGACGCAGATCGACCCGACTTACCAGATTGCATGGAATCTCCTGAGTGGAGCAGGCGCCCCGACCATCACATGCACACAGAATGGGAACTTTACCGTTTACCCCTACGGAGCACAGTGGGGCGAGTCTTACCAGGACACGACGAACAATGTCGAGTACAAATGCACAACCTCTGGATGGGTACAAAACCTTTCCACAACGGGCGGCACGATCAATGGCAGCCTCAACGTCTCAGGCACCGTCGCGGCTGCAACTGCGTTCTATGGTCAAGCCGCCGCAACGAGTGTAATAACTCCGATGCTCGTAGTCGGCCAGGGCTCAACCCCGT